GGATGCGAAATACATCGGAGTGAGCATCAAGACGGAGGGCAGCAGTCAGCCGGAAATCATCATCAATCCGAGAGAGAATTTCGATGCGAAATTTGATTATTACATGGAGGCATACGATGACGATTTGATTCTGATTGCAGCAAAGGGCAAAAAGGACATCCGCATCGTGGCAGCAGGACACGGAAACCGATTCGAGGACATTGAAAACCAGTTAATCGGGGAAAAGGGCAAAGGTTGGAGAGAATTGATTGCAGGAGCGATTGACAACGCCTATGACCGTTTGATTGCAAGCACACCTCCACAGACGGAGGAGGAAAAGACACATTGCGAAATGATAAAAGAGGCAGTCAAGGGAATGTTCATCAATGAGAGCAGGACGGCAGCGGAGGCAGAGTTCATCAAGACCCATATTGTTGATTATGAGAAAATATTCGATGTCTGCATGAATGGCGATGACCTTGAGTTCAAAAAAGGACTTGTCAGATTGCAGAAAATGCAAAATGAATATGTGATGCAGAGAGAACGGGAGGAAACGGCAAATGAATAAAGTCATATTGATGGGGAGACTTACAAGAGACCCGAATGTCAGATATACGCAGCAGAACAGTTCACAAGAATCCATGTGCGTGGCACGTTACACACTGGCAGTCGACCGCAGAGGTGCAAGAGACGGGCAGCAGTCAGCGGATTTTATTTCCTGCGTTGCATTTGCCAAAAACGGCGAATTTGCAGAGAAGTATTTCAAACAGGGAACAAAAATCGCTATTACGGGCAGGATTCAGACGGGTTCATACACCAACAGAGACGGTCAAAAGATATATACGACCGATGTTGTGATTGAGGAACAGGAATTTGCAGAAAGCAAGAAAGCAGCGGGAGAACAGGAGCAAAATGCGAGTTATACGGATGCAGGCGACGGGTTCATGAGTATTCCGGACGGCGTTGACGAACAACTCCCTTTTGCGTAAACGGAAAGGAGGAGCGTGATAATATGGGAATTATGAGCATCGTGAAAAACGTGATTGAGCATTTCAGAAAAGCCGGAAAGACAGAAAATGAGATTTCGGGAATGATTGAACAGGCAGCAGACAGGGCGACAGTCAATAAAGGCGTTACAGAAAAAAAGGAATATAAAAGACCGGAAATCAAGGTCGAAACATCGGCAGAACAGTTCGTCGAGGCAGTCATGCAAACGGGTGTCACAGCGGAGCAGGTAAAAACGGCAATTATGAAATTGTGCGATTTGCAAAGATGCACAAATCGCCAAAACACGAATAACTGGCGTAAAATGCACGGTCTGCCTATGAGAAGAAAGCAGAAAGCGAGGAAAAAGCATGAAAGAGGAAAAAGAGCAGACAGTCATTGACAAAACCCTGCTATATCTTGAAAACTATCGTGAAATGGAGCGGTACATCAAAGAGGCGGTATCAGAGACCTCTCAAGTGCCGGATATAGACAAATACAACATATCAGCAGAAAGAGCGTTCCTGCAATCGGTCAGAGAGTGTCGTGCAGAGACGGTCATTCTGTTCGAGCATCTCAAACAGGCTCTTGCATCGCTCAAAGAAGATGCAGAGGCAGCAGGTGAGGGGTATAAGTACGACACACTTGAGGCAGTCTATATCAAGGGCAAGACATACGAGGATATAGTGAGGAAGACAGGATGCGGACGCAACTCACCGAAAAAGTGGTGCAAGGTCATGATTCAACGCCTGTCAATCAAATTATTCGGTGCAAAAGCGATTGAAAATGATAAAAACGGAGTGAAAACAGGGTGAAATGAGGGTGAAAACGAGGGTAAAAAGTGGGTGAACAAAAGGCAAAATAAACGTGATAATATGTTAGCGTGAACAGTTGAGACGAGCGATTGCAGATATGCAGTCGCTTTTTTCTTGCCTGTTTGCCCTCCTGTTATATGCGGGTAAGTGTACACAGTAATGTGCATAACTGCCCGCCTCTTGTGGATAACAGGACAGGAGAACCAAGAAAGAGAGGAGAACGCAGATGCTTTTGAAATCATGCAGGTGTGGCAAGTTGATTCCGCAGTCAGTAAAGATGTGCAAAGAATGTGAGCGACGGCAGCAGTCGAGACACATGATATACAACAACACACGGCGAGACAAGAGAGCAGCCGAGTTCTATGTGTCAAAGGAATGGCGGGCGATGCGGGAGCGTATCATTGAGGTCTATGACAACGTGGATATATACGCATTGTATGTCGAGAATGAACTACTCACATGCGAACCAGTACACCACATAGTTGAACTTGAGGACGACTGGGAACAACGCTTGAATCCGTTCAACCTCATACCTCTCAACCATAAGACACACAACACAATCACGGCTCTGTATAAGCAGAGCAAAGCGAGCATGAGAGCAACACAGAAACAGTTGAGGTCACTGATTGAGTACCACTTTCGAGAGGCAGGGGGATATAAAAAAGTTTTGTGCGATTCATTTCTAGTC